AGGTCACGCTCAGGGCCTGCAACTTCAACAACATCAGGGCCCGGTTCAGACAGGTGTTTGAACCGTGAATTCCCGTGAAGTCGCAACCTGATCTGTAGCAGGTGGCGATCGACCGCTGTAACCTTAGTGACGTCGGGCTCGGCCATCGAGCCCCGATGTCCTAGGATCAGCCCAACACCAGAGGATCCTCACTCATCATGGCTGTTTTCAACAAATTCAATTCTTTCGTCGAAGACATCGCCGAAAAAGTTCACAATCTTGGCGCTGACACTCTCAAGATTGCGCTTACGAACACCGCGCCTGTTGCCACCAACACTATCCTCGGCAACATCACCCAGATTGCTGCTGGCAACGGCTACACCACCGGTGGAGCCACCGTGACGATCACGAGCTCGGCCCAGACCTCTGGTACTTACAAGCTGGTGCTTGCAGACGTGACCTTCACGGCCACGGGTTCCATGGGTCCTTTCCGCTATGCGGTGTTATACAACGACACGCCCACTTCGCCCGTTGACCCGCTGATTGGTTGGTACGACTACGGCAGCTCGATCACCCTGGCGATCAACGAAACCTTCACGGTCGACTTCGATCCGACCGCTGGCGCACTGACCATCGCCTGATCGGAGCCAGTTAATGGGTGATCCGCCGCTCGGTCAGAACGTCGTCGTGACCCTGACCGGCGGCGGCACCTCGCTAGCCTATTGGGACGGCGAGCAGTGGATGATTGGCGTCGAGAACGATCCTTTAGACGCCCCGCTTGATGCGGAAGTAACCAGCTGGCAGCTGGTCACCAGCGAGGCATAAGACGTGGCTGCTCCGGTTTTCTTTGGTGCAGGTGCCGCGCAGGCTGGCATCAACTCAGTCAGCGTTTCGTGGCCCGCCAATCATGCGGTTGACGACGTTGCGCTGCTGGTCATTGAGACGGACGGCGCCGGCACCACGCTGACGCCGTCTGGCTGGACACACGTCACCGGCTCGCCGGTAACAGACGTTGCATCGGCTGCAGGCTCCAAGCTTCACGTTCTCTGGAGACGCGCTACCAGCGCCGCGGAAGCGGCTGTAGCGACGGGTGACTCTGGCGACCACCAGGTCGCTCAGATATTTGTCTTCCGGGGCTGCATTACCACCGGCGACCCGTGGAACGCGATCACCACGGGCACAAAAACCACAGCGTCTACCACAGCAACGCTGCCGAGCATCACGACGACAACCGACGAGTCGCTGGTCGTCGGCATCGTCAGCCGTCCAGATGACTCGGCCAGCACCACGGCATTTGGCGCTCCGGTCAACGCAGGCATCACCTGGGACACCAACGCTGACATCGAAGCCGGCGCCACCAACGGCAACGGTGGCGGCTTCGTCATGGTGGCCGGCACCGAGGCGACAGCCGGTGCGACGGGCACGACAACGCTTACCTGCCCGAGCGTCACCAACGCCTACGTCACGATCGGCCTGTCGCGCACCAGTGCGCAGTCCGTAACGGCCGAGCTCGGGACATTTAACGAAACTGGGCAGGATGTCGCCGTCTTGGTCGGACGCGGGACGACAGGCGACACTGGCGCGTTCTCGCTGACCGGTGTCGCGGCGACCCTGACGTATGTCGATCTCACTAACTTCAGCGTCATCGCCGATGTTGGTGCGTTCAACGATGCGGGTCAGAACGCCAACCTTACCCGCTCGCGCATTATGCCGGGCGAGGTTGGGACGCTGAACGAGCAAGGTCAGGACGCGAGCCTGACCCGTGGCCGCGGCCTTATTGCGGATGCCGGCGCTTTTGCCCTAGCCGGGCAGGCAGCAAACCTGCTCCGCTTCAACAGCGTGCTGGCGGATGTCAGGGCTTTTGCGGTTACTGGCCAAAACGTACAGTTTCCACGGCAGAGGGTATTACCTGCTAGCGCCGCAGCACTCAGCCTGGGCAGTGCCGGTGCATCGTTCCTGCGTCAGACGATTGTTCCAGCGTGGACCGCCTCGACGTCAGTGGCTGCTGGCGTGTTGGTGAAGCCCACCACGATCACGGGCAACGGTCTCGTCTTCCGCTCGATGAATGCCGGTGTCACCGGTACGGTTCAGCCCATTTGGCCGACTGCGTTTGGGGGTACGGTCGCAGATGGCACGGTCACGTGGCGGGCGGTTTCGCAGGTCACCGGCGAGTTTCAAAGCCTTTCGCCCAGCGCGATTATCGAGCTGTTTGTGCTGGAGCTTAATATGCTGCAGCACGGCGTATCAGATGTCTATCGCTTCCATTCTGGCAGCAGTCTCAATAATAACGGGCAAGTTATTTGGGCTGGTAATTCTTATCTGAGATTTCCGGTTGAGGTAGAAGGCTTTGAGTACAACGGCAACGGCCAGCTCCCCCGACCCAAGTTTCGTGTTAGTAACATTTTTGGCACCATTACCGCTATTTTGACAGGCTTGCCGAGCGGTCTAGAGGGCGCAAAGCTTACTCGCATTCGCACGCTGGCGCGTTATCTTGATGCGGCAAATTTTCCGGACAACACGAATCCATACGGCGTGCCTGATTCGGCCGCCGAATTTCCACGCGAGATCTACTACGTCGACCGCAAGGCGATGGAATCCCGCGACATGGTCGAGTTTGAGCTGGCGGCGGCGTTTGATCTGACCGGCGTTCGCGCACCCAAGCGGCAGTGCATTGCGAACATCTGCCAATGGAGGTACCGCTCTACCGAGTGCGGTTACACCGCTGCTGGCTACTACGACGAGAACGACCAGCCAGTCGCCTCTGCTGCTCTCGACGTGTGCGGCAAGCGACTGACCAGCTGTGAGGCACGGTTCGGTGTCATCAGCCGCACTGGCACCGTCACGCTCAACAGCAACGTGCTGACGCTCAGCAGCACTCTTGGCATCTTTGCAGGTGACCCGGTGCGGGGCGTGGGTGTGCCGACTGGTGCAACCGTCTTGTCTGTCACCAATTCCACCACTCTGACGATGAGCAGCAACTCCACTGCCACGTCTACTGTCGTGGTAAACGGCACGCCATCAGCCACGGCAGCGACCATGACTGTCACCAGTGCAACGGGCATTGCGGTCGGCCATACAGTCACCGGCACCTACATGAACAACCACACGGTGACTGGTATCAGCGGCACGACGCTTACCCTCAGCGGTCGCCCCTACTCCTTCACCCGCAGCGGCGTCGACGACAGGAATGACGGCGATGATGCAATCGCCATCACTAACACCACTGGTATCACGGTTGGGATGCGGGTGTTTGGTTCGCTCGGAATCAATACAACCGTTTCAGCGGTGACCGCTGGCGTAAAGATCAAGATCACTACCCCGCCGTCACCTGTTCCGTTTAACGGCACAACGGTTTTCCTGTATTTCATGCCGGCATCGCCCACCGCCAGCTCCTACACGTTCTCGACCACGACTCCTTACGCCTTCCGTAATCCTGATGCCGCGCTTCCGTTTGGCAGCTTCCCCGGCATCGGAGCGTACACCACATGACCTGGCGCATCGCGGCACTTGAGCACGCAAAAACGGAGGATCCCCGCGAAGCCTGTGGCTTGCTGGTGGTCATCAAAGGCCGCGAGCGTTACTGGCCATGCCGCAATCTTGCGACAGCACCACAGGATCAGTTCGTCATGGATCCGGCGGACTATGCCGCAGCCGAGGATACTGGCGAGATCCTCGCGGTCGTTCACAGCCATCCTGTAACCCCACCGGCGCCAAGCCAGGCGGATCTGGTGCAATGCGAGCAAACCGGCTTGGAGTGGCACATCGTTAATCCGAAGACCGAGCAGTGGGACGGCTGCAAGCCATCGGGCTACAAGGCGCCACTGATCGGCCGCCAATGGGTGTGGGGTGTCACTGACTGCTGGAGTCTGTCGCGTGACTGGTACGCAGAGAACTGGGGATTGAAGCTCCGCGACTGGGATCGGCCGCTGACGCCTGATGAGTTTCTTGCTGATCCGACATTCGATCGCTGCTGGAAGGAAACCGGCTTCCGCGAGCTGGCAGAGGAGGAGGAGCTGATGACAGGCGACTTGCTGCTGATGTCAATGAACTCTCCTGGCCTGAATCATTGCGGCGTCTACCTGGGTGATCAGCTAATTTTGCATCATGTCCAAGGTCGCCTGAGCAGCCGTGACCTCTACGGGGGTTGGCTCCTAAAATGCACAGGAAGGAGGCTGCGCCATGCTTCGTAAGATCAGGCTCTACGGGCGGCTGGCCAAGTTCATCGGCAAGCGGGTGCTTGAAGCTGACGTTTCGACAGCAGCCGAGGCCGTGCGCTTCTTGGCGACCAACTGGCCCGAGGTCGAGAAGCACATGGCTGATCAGCACTACCGGGTCAGCATCGGTGGCTATGACTTGGCTGAGGATGAGTTGCACGATCCGGCTGGCCTGCAGGACATCAAGATCGTGCCGGTGGTGGCGGGTGCTGGCGCGGTGGGGCGGATCTTGGCTGGGGTGGCACTGATTGCCTTGAGCTTTGCGATTATCCCCCTCGGCATTGCAGCTGCCGGCTCTGGTATTGCAACGATGGTGGGAGGCATCGGCGCCAGCCTTGTTCTCGGTGGCGTCGCTCAACTGCTGACCCCGGCGCCGCAAATCCCATCTGGGTTTAATAGCGAAAAAGATCCTCGCAAGTCCTACAGCTTCTCTGGCGTGCAGAACACTAGCCGCCAGGGAGTGCCGGTGCCGATCGTTTACGGCGAGACCTTGGTCGGAGCAGTCGTGATCTCAGCCGGCATCGACACTGTGCAGGTGACGGGATGACAATGCAGATCCGTGGCGGTGGTGGCGGTGGTGGCAAAACCGCTAGTGGCGGCAGTAAAACGCCGTCTACAGCACCCGATCGCCTTAACTCGACGCAGTATGCGCGGATTATTGACCTTATTAGCGAAGGCGAAATCCAAGGATTGAAGAATGGATTCAAGTCCGTCTACATCAATAACACGCCTTTGCAAAATGCGGACAACTCATACAACTTTCAAGACGTTGAGATCTACACGCGGAATGGGACGCAGGACCAGTCCGCTATTCCACTGGCTTCCGATATTGAGAATGAGGTTTCCGTCAGCTTAGAGGTACTAAAGGACGTTCCTGTTACTCGCAGCATCACTGACCCTACGGTCGATGCGGCACGCATCACCATAACCTTGCCGCAGCTGCAGAGACTGCAAAACGATGGCGACATTACTGGGTCGGCCGTTACGCTGGAAATCGCAGTTCAATACGCCGGAGGCGGTTTTACTACTGCCATCACTGATGTGATCAGCGGTCGATCTGGCGACGCTTACCAGCGAGACTATCTCGTCGACTTGCCTGGCGCGAAACCTGTAGACATCCGCGTCATTCGCGTCACCGCTGATAGCGACGATCCCAAGAGAATCAACAACATTAACTGGAGTTCTTACACCGAGATCACACGCGCCCGGCTGCGCTACCCCAACTCCGCTTTGGTCGGTCTTCGCGTTGACGCGGAGCAGTTCAACAGCATTCCCAGCCGCAGCTACCTGATCCGTGGCATCAAGGTCAAGATCCCAAGCAATGCCACTGTTGATTCAACGACTGGCGCTCTGATTTACAGCGGCGTCTGGAACGGCACCTTCGGCGCTGCTCAGTGGTGCTCAGACCCCGCATGGATTCTGTGGGATCTGCTGACATCGACACGCTATGGCTTTGGCGATCACATTCTTACTGAAGAAGAAAAGGCAAGTTTCAATGGCAACGCTAGCAAGCTTGATAAGTGGTCTTTCTACGCCGCCAGCCAATACTGCTCGGCGCTGAACACCTATACAACAGACGGGCGCACCGGCACCACCAACGACTACAACGCCACAACCGGCAAGCATGGCGTGCCCGATGGCTTCGGCGGTTACGAGCCCCGCTTCAGCTGCAACGTCAACATCCAGACGCAGGAAGACGCCTACAAGCTGATCAATGACATGTGCTCGGTGTTCCGGGCAATGCCCTACTGGAGCACCGGGGCACTCATAGTCAGTCAAGACAAGCCAGCCGACCCGTCTTATCTGTTCACGCTGGCGAATGTCTCTGAGGAAGGCTTCACCTATCAATCCAGCAGCCAGAAAACTCGTCCGACCGTTGCGGTCGTTGGTTACTTCGATCTGCAAACCCGCGACATCGCATATGAAGTCGTAGAGGACCAAGCGGCCATCACCAAGTACGGTGCTGTTAACACTCAAATATCGGCCTTCGCCTGCAATTCCAGAGGCCAAGCTGCGCGGATGGGTGAATGGCTGCTCTATGCCGAGCAGTATGAAGGTGAGGTGATCAGCTTCACCGCATCCATCGATGCTGGCGTGGTTGTGAGACCCGGTCAGATCATCGAGGTGGCTGATCCAATGCGTGCCGGCTCACGCCGCGGTGGACGCATTAGCAGCGCAACAACGACCGCCATCACGGTGGACGATGAGGCGGGTCTGCCAGCCTCGGGCGGCACCCTGTCGGTGATACTGCCTGATGGCGCGGTAGAGAGTCGGGCAGTGAGCAGCCGCACTGCCAAGGTCATCACAGTCAGCTCAGCCTTCAGCGTTGCACCAAACTCGAACAGCATCTGGATTTATCAGGACAGCACACTGCAGACATCCACGTGGCGAGTGCTGGCAGTACAAGAGCAGGATGGCAGCAACTATCTCGTCAATGCTCTTGCCTATAACTCCACCAAGTACGACTACATCGAGCGCGACCGGCCGCTGCTGCAGCGTGATGTCACAGACCTCAACGTCCTGCCTGCTGCGCCCACCAACCTAGATCTCAGCGAGACGCTGTATCTGTATCAGGATCAGGTCCGCGCCAAGGTGATCGCCACCTGGAAGCCGGTCCTCGGCGTGAACCAGTACAGGGTGCTGTGGCGCAAGGACCAGGGCAACTGGAACAGTGATGACACTCAGGGTCCCGACTACGAGATCCTGAACATTACGCCCGGATTCTTTGAGTTTGAGATTTACTCGGTCAGTCCAACCTTCAAGCTGTCAACAAGCAAGCTGACAGGCAGCATCAATGCACTGGGTAAAACTGCCCCGCCAAGCAATGTGACGGGCTTCTCATCGGTGCTTGACCCTGATATCGGCGTCACGCTGACCTGGAATCCTGTCAGTGATCTTGACCTGCAGGGCTACGAGATCTGGCAAGGCGCGGCTTTCGGCACCGGCACCAAAATTGGTCTGTTCGCAGCCACAGCGTACAAGGCCGGCCTTATGCCCACCGGCACCATCACCTGGCACATCAAGGCGCTGGATACATCCGGCATCTATTCGGCTGTTGCCGCAAGCACCTCGCGGACCATCGCCTTCGCACCGGCGCCTACTACTAGCGGCGGCTTTGCAGGTGAGAACTTCACGCTGAGCTGGAGCGCAGTAATTGGTGATCTTTCGACGACCTTCTATGAGGTGCGCTATGGCACCACGAGCAGCACATGGAGCACAGCTACGTCCCTAGCGACTACCAAGGGCACGACAT